TGACTTCATTGTTGGTTACACTATTGTAATAGGCAATGCTGTCTTGTACACTATCATACCATAACACACCTGCTGCATAAGCAGGAGCACCAGTACTACTATAACTTGTGTAATTTTGAATACCAATGTTGGCAACAACAATATTGGCTGCTATTAGATTACCATAGAAGTTACCACTTGCGTTCACATTACCACTGGTTGTAATATTGCCAGTTGTGTTAATTACGCTGACTGTGTTACTTGACAAATATGCTGCCACATTGGTGTTGCCATATGTTGAACTGCCAGCAGTAATGCCTGTTAAGTAATAACCGTTACCTGTAAAATAATTAGCACCAATGTTGCCAGTAGCATTAATAGTTGCAACTGTGTTGCTAGATAATAATGCTGTGACATTACTATTGCCATATGTTGAACTGCCTGTGGTAATACCAGTTAAGTAATATCCATTACCTACAAAATAACCACCATTAACTGTGATATTACCGGCACCAGTGCCAGGAGTGGCATTTACTGTGATACCAAAATTACCAATGGTTACATTTGAAGGATTGGATATACCACTCGATGTAGTAACATTACCATCAGTACCCAGTGTTAAAATTGGAGTGAATGAAGTTATAGCTGCTGGTCTTACTGTTACAGTACTGTTGTTTAGCAAAGTTCCAGCATTGACAATATTACCAGTGCTAATTGTGCCAGCAAGATAAGCTGTGACATTGGTGTTGCTGTATGTGCCGGAAACTGTTGATAAAATGTTTACGCCATTGGCAAACAAATAGTTATTGGTTAAAATATTACCAGCTGTGATATTACCAGTATATGTTGGCAAGTAAGCTGCCACATTGGCATTGCCATAAATTGAACCTGAGCTGTAAGGTTGACCGTTGGCCCAATATACGCCAGCATTAACTGTTAAGTTACCAATAGTAACTGAACCGGATAACAATGCTGTTACATTGGCATTTCCATATGTGCCTGAACCTGTAACAGTGGTAACACTGGTAACACGACCATCTGCACCAACAGTAACCACCGGAATCGATGATGAACTACCATATGTGCCAGCAGTAACACCACTGGCCAGCACAGAGCCAGTTACTTTTGTGTTAGAATTAGTTAGATAAAATCCAACGCTGGCTGAGTTGGCTAATAAGTTATTCAGTTGCTGTGCATTGTTTAATATATTCGATGCACCAGAGCCAATATATAAGCCTGTTGTATTACCTACTGAGACATTTGATGTCATGTTACCGTTCCTTAAATTATTTTAAACTGTATCTAGTAGCTGATCGTGGTTGGAATATACTAGATAGTTTATTATGGCCACCTGACCATTTGCCTTTGTTGTTTTGATCTTCTACTGTGTCGTAGGCAAGATTAAATTTGGCTAACCATTTGTCAGCATCTTCAGGCATTTTACGCTTGTAATAATAGTTGTGTAGTGTACCATAGATGTAACCTTCAGGGAAACTTTGTAACACTACATTGGTTAATATTGAATTACCATTTGAATCTAAACTAAACAACAAGGGCCATGTAGTAAAGTAATACAAGTTAATAATAGCACCTTCGCCTAGCTGTGGCAGGAATTCATATACTTGTCCAATTTCACTAAACTTGCCGCGATATACTGTTGGAATGTTTACTGGATTCAAATACAATTGGTCAACCAACTGTTGTGTAATCATGTCACGATCACCAATGCGATCATATACAATCCAAGGACCGGCATATTGACCACCGGTGCCAATGTTACCTTGATTAAAGAATAAGATTGGACGATTCATATCAGCCGGAATAGGTATCTGACCATTCTGATCAGCTGTACCTGTAGTTGTATATGGATTAGTACGCAATGCTGGTAACTCGATGTTACGCATCATCATTTCAGCTAGATAGATACATTGTTTGATTTCGTCATTGTTACTGCTACCTGTGAAATCTTCTATATAGCTAACCAATGCTGTTGCATCTGGGATCATTGTTGACATTATTGTTTTCCTACAAAATTAGCACCTTTGAAGAACTTGTCAGACCCAACTGGATTGGGATATGGGACTTCAACTGGTATTGGCAATTTACCGCCTGGATAGCAAATAAACGCTGGGTATTCTTGTTCGACTACACGATAAAATTGTGCCTTGAGTGTACGATCTCTTTTGATAGCGGCCCATGGCATACCACCAAAATACTTATTGCCAATTTCGATAGCAATAACTTCTGGTAAATCCATCCACTTGTAACCTAGTTTGCCATCTGGCATAATGGGTGCTAATGGATCCATGTATCCTGCTTCAGCTCGCTTGCGATATTCTGCACATTGCTCAGCAATATAATCGGTATTAAATTGTTCTCTTGTAATAAAAAACTTATCACCTTCACGACCAGTAGTAGTTTTAATATTACGGCTTTTGTTAAAGCCTTCTCTTTTCCAATCGCCTTTTAATGAACGGTATAATTTGTCATTTTGCAACAAGCGATCAGCAATTCCATTATCTTTGGTAACTAAGCCACCTTTGTCCCACCTGTGGGCATCCTGATTAAATTCTGGATCTTGATCATCAAGATAGCTTCTATCATTGTATTGTTTAAATTCATTCATATAACTATTTAGCGTCAAGAGAAAAGGGCCCGAAGGCCCTTTATCCATATCAATAAAACTAATAGCGAACTATTAGAATGATTGAGCGTCCCAATTGTTCAAGCGTTGTACATATACTGATGGGCGTAATGTGCCACCACCGCTAACTGTACCGACTACACCAGTTGTTGTACCGGCATAAGTTCCAGTTGCACTAATATCGTGCAATACTGCAACACCAGCTGGGTTACGAACAATCAAGGTACCTTCCATGATGAACTGGTCTAAACTAGCGTCAGCATTGCTGAATACTTCGTTGTTAGGACCTAGGTCACGCAGGGAACCCCATTGTAGAACTTCTTCATTCAAGAAGTAGATCTGGTTACTTGCACCAACTTGATCCATGATCCAAGAATCAAAAATCTCGTAAGTGTAGTTGAAGTCGCCTTCGTATGTAGCGATTGTGTCGCCACGCTCTGAGTTAACACGGTTGATACTACGGCTTGTAGGCATTGTATCAGATAAGTGTGTACGCAAGCTAGTTGGGCAAACAATTGTACGGATCTTGGCATTGAAACGCTTCTCAGCAGTTGTAACCAATTGCTTGTAGATGCTTGGGCTAAACTGTTGTAAGCTAGCTGTATACTCATAGAAGCTAGAACCTAAGTATTCGCCGTTGTTAGTGAAAGTTGTTGAACCTGCAGCAGCGGCTTGACCACCGATGACAAAGGCACTAGTTGCACCAACAGCGTTAGCTGCGAAACCTAATGAATCATTGTTGTCAAAGTTGAACAATGTAGTGATTTGGTTGCTTGTGATTGCCAAATTACCTGTACCATCACCAGCGTTGAATGAGTGTGTACCAGCAAAGCTGTTTAACGAACCCATACGACGACCAGTTTGTGTAGAACCAGTAACTCGTGTGTTACCTGAAGTAGCTGTACCAATGTAAGCAGAACCATTCTGACCAGAGTACTTGGTACCAACTTGGTCGTTACGAACGATCTGTGCTTCCACATCGAACATTAGTTCGATCAACTGCTTAACTTCTTGGTATGCTTGAGGATCACCACCGGATTGCTCAACTGCACGAGCTGTACCAGTAGCACCAACTACAGTAGCGAAAATCTGTGTGTAGTTGCCTAAGTTGGCACGCTGGTTGCTTTCAGCTTGGTCTCCAGTAACTGGTGCACCTTCTTGGTTAGCTTGAACTGCTGGAGCACGATACACATCGTTTGTCCATAGTGGTAAAGTGCTAACGACTTTACGCTTTTTTGCCATACACATGTTTAGGACAGGGGTATCGTCTTTAACACGGTTGGACACATCTAAGTCTAAATCTTTAACAACGATATCGGTTTGATAGCTAGTTGTGCCGTTACCGATTGCCGAGGTTGTAATAGTTGCCATTGTAAATTCTCCTTTGGTTGGCTTATATTTTTATCTTCTTTGACCACGCATGGCCATCATCTTAGCGACTAGAAGATTGTCTTGGGCTTTTTTATCGCCCGCTCTGGCTTTCTCTTGAAGACTAGACATCTCATCTTTACCGGCTGAAATTCTCGTTGAACCTGAACGGTTAGTTAGGGCGGCTATACTGCTACCAGCACTCTTGGCTTTAGGTCTATCGCGATACTTTAAACCGTCTCTTAATAGGCTAATGATATGTTCATCAGCTGAGATTAGATCTAAGTTATCAATACCTGGGACCAATTGTCCTCGAGCACCTGCCCAACCCTTTGCAACTTTCTCACGAACTTCATCATAGATAGCAGCATTACGCAATTCTTTATCTTGAAACCCTTTTCTTTGTGTTTCAAGAACTTCTCTAACCTGTTGTTGTCGAATCTGGTAGAACTGGTCTACATTAGGCTTCAGTTGATTGATAGTTTGTCCCATTTGGGCAATATATCTTTCGTTCTGTTGCATACTTGCACGGATTCTAGCTTGTACAGCAGGATCCTGCGTCGATGCCAACTGTTGTTGGAAAGTTGTTTGGTAATTCTGTGTCTTTACAATTTCATCGTAAGCTCGTTGTAACTGTGGCTTAACGGTAAATTCCATTGCTAGTAAAAGACCTTCAGTTTCGGCACGCTTCTGAACACTATATTCATCAAACTCCGACTTCTGAATCTTTAACTGTCTTGCTTCTTCACTAATTGCTGCACCTTGGCCTAATATACTTGCCGCCTTCTTAGCGTCGATTTCAATTTCTTTACCATTACGCTTAAATTTAAATTTAGCGTTGGGATGAGTTTCTGCAAACTCCAAGAAATCAATAATATCTTCACTAGATGATTCTGCATTGCTTACCTGTTCTACAGGGGCTTCCGCTTCTTCATTGCTTTCAGCATACTCTGCTTCTGATCCTGCAACTTCTGGCTCTACTAAATCGATATTGCTGTCGTCTCTGACCTCAACACCTTCTGGTGCCACCGGGCTTCCATCAGTTGCCACTGCGGGACTACCGGTCTCAGCGGGTTTGGTAGCTTGTAATTGGTTACGCAATGTATCTTGTTTCATTGCGGCCATCTTTTGGGCTATTGCATCCAGTCCACTACTGACATTTTCGACAGGGACCGTCTCATTTACGAGATTAGGTGTGTCGGCTACTATGTTTTCCATAGTTCCTCCTTGGTTTATGCGTCGGGCTCTTCAGCAACCTTTTGCTGTTGAGTTACCACGCGATCCTTCATATACCTTGCTCTTTTAAGCAGGTTAATAAATCCGTCTATACCCGAAAGTTGATTACTTAATGCAACTCTCAAGTTGTTATCTTGTTCGGTATGTCCTTTAATATCAGCAAGGACATCCATAATTTCCAATTGATACTGTCTAATAAACAACACAAAGTCTCTATTAGACATAATATTCTCTGCAGCAGTACCGGTTGTTTTAACTCGATCCAACTGCCCTGTGGACATTTTCTTCAAATCATTTAAATTTGCCGCCATCTTATTACTAAAGGCATCAATGATGTCTTGTTCTATCATTTCAATTCCTATTCAATGTAAGTTTATTTATGGTCCGTAGGCTTTGGCCTTGTGCTCTTCGACTAAAGCAGACCCTTCTAACTGTTTACTTGCTGTGTTACCAGCAACTTCAGCTTGGATTTGATCTGCACGGACTTTGTCCAGATTGGTTTTAGCTTGTGTAGCAGCAATGTCAGCTTGTGTCTTAGGATCAGGTTGACGATTCTTGCTAGTTTCTTCAGCTTGTTTGATCATTTCCATTACTTCTTGATCAGTTGGCAAATAGCTGTCGCAATCTTTTACGCCTAACACATACAACATGTCGGCATACGGTTTCTTGATCTTTTTGTAGCCTGCTGGAGTTAATGAACCAGACTGTA